CGGCGTTATTCAATTCTGAGAGATTGTTTGCTGCTAATAAAGCGCCAGATGCGCCACCTAGCTCTACGATGGAGCCGTTTGTATGCTTTGTATATATTTTGCCGTCAGCGGTATTAACGGCGATTTCACCAACCAATAGGTCTGAAGATGTTGGAACGTCGCTGGCTGTGCTAGACCGTTTGTGCTGTATTGTGTTCGCCATTTACCGCCTCTTTCTTGCGTCGTCGTTGCGTTAGCTTTGACAACTCTTCTTTAGCATATAATTCACGTTCCATCGCCTCCTGGCGTTCTTTTTTAACCTGTAGAAGCTCAACTCGTATTGCGCTTATCTCTTGCATCAGCGTTGTGTTTTTGTCCTCAAACGCTGACTTATTTGATGTCATCGCATTCAGAGCTTTTTGCGCTTCCTTTAACTGCTCCGCCTGTTGATCCGCTAACGTCAATTTATCATTCAATTCTTTGATGCGGAGATTGGCTAATCTTAGCTTTGCTTCCGCATCCAAGAACTTACCGAGAACTTCGCCTAGATAGGCTTCCTGGGTTGCGACTAAGGCCGCATGATAGGGGTTCTGCTGAACCGCATTCTCACTCATGGTTAATATGTCCCGCAGTCGATGGTCTTGTTATCAAGTGTCTGAGTGTGGCTAGCAAAGACGAAGGTGTCATTGCCAGTTAAAAGAGGCATTGTGACCGTTCTATCAGCCGCCAACTCTGAAACCGCGAAGATGTATTTATGGTCTGCGCTGGTGTCGTTTATTTGTGGCGTCGTTAGAATTGGGCTGGTCAGCGTCTTGTTGGTAAGCGTTTGCGTGTCGCTTGTGCCAACAATCGTTCCGCTTGGCGCGTGCTGCCCGTCTAACAAGTCAGCGTTCAAGTTGCTGACTGCCGTTGTTGAGGCAATAACCAGAGGAGCGGTCCCAGTTGTAACCGTAGAGGTAATCTGGCTGGATGCGCTTACGCTAGTGAAAGCACCTGTGCTTGCACTGCTTGCACCAATCGCGGTTCCATCAATATTACCAGCGTTGATGTCAACCGTTGCAAGTGTGGCCGTGCCGCTGGCGTAAAGGTTTGACCACTGGTTGCTTGCGCTACCAAGGTTGTTTCCGCCATTGGTTGATGGGCTAAATTCAGAGCCTGTGATGAAGATTTCATCCGCCGCGCCTATTTTAATGTCGATTCGGTCATCAGTGTCTGCGGTGATGCTTGTGTCGCCATCAGCGTCTAGGATTAGCTCGTTGCCATTCATATCCAATGATGAGGCAATAACTGCCGAGGTAATCGTTGGATTGCCTGAGATATTACCTTCGATGTTGGCTTTCAGGGTTGCCTTGTTGAAGCCTGCATCCCCAGTGTCAACGGTAGTGGTAGGCTCTGCGCCTACGCCGTCGAACAGAATGAACTTGCCGCTGTCTGATGCGTCACGAACGAAACCCGCATACTTGTCAGAGCCGTCATTGTAGAGGGCATAAAAACCAGTATCTACAGTGTCGCCGCTATTGTCTTTGGCGTACTTAACCAGCGGGTCCGCAACTGTAACAGTTGTTGAGTCAACTTGAGTTGTGGTTCCTTGAACGGTCAAGTTACCAGTGATGGTAAGGTTGCCGCTCATCGTGTCTGATTCATTGCTCTTCAGGAATGCACCCTCACCACCAATCTCAAGGATGGTGTCGTCATTCATGCGGTAGAAGAGTTTCTTGGTGGCTTCAGTAAAGCCTATTTCACCTTTGGCAATCTCTGACGTAGTAGGTGCGGCAGAGTCGGTAATATTTCTTTTAATCTTTATGGTGTTAGCCATGTCAGTCTCCGTTAATAGGTGCCAGCATCAATCTCTTGCGTGAACTCCCATCTGTCACTGCTAGAGCTATATTTCAAAAGGTCTCCATCTGTCGGCGCAGTTTCAGAATTTGGAAGTCCTTTGCCGCCAATGGTATTGGGTCCCGCTGGCCCCTGTGTGCCGACTGACACGACTTCAACAGTTGTAGCATCAATAATAGCTTCGTTGGTAGTCTCAACAATCGTAACGGTTTTTCCAGTCATCTAGTGACCTCCCGTTTTATTGTGAACGTGCCTGCAATTAGTTTTTCAATGGTTGATCCACTAACCAACTCCAAATCATAAACACCCTCAACAGGGTTTAGAGAAGCCGTGTCAGCGGCAGAAATCGTTAGGACTATAGTCCCAGTTGAGCCCGTAATAGCTATCCTGCCATTCTCAGTAGTCAACTCTATCAAAGGTGCGGCATCTTCAATGTTTTTGCGTAGCTGCATCCTAGCGGTGTAACCACTCAAATCAATGGCGTCACCAGAGCTATTTTTATAGGTGATGCTTCTGCTAAAGGTAGAACCTTGCTCCATTGAAAAGTGATAAACGCCAGCCGTCATTCTACGTTACTCCGCCTTCTTTGCTTTTGGCTTCGCCTTTGGTTTTGGCTTGCTGGCTGTCTTGGTCTCTTCTGGTGCTGCATTGCCGCCTATTTCATTAGCGGCCCCAACCTGTACGAAGTAGGAAAGCGTCTTAACTTGCCAGCCTTCTTTGCCTTCATACTCTTGACCCATGACGTAAGTCATAGTTTCACCGCCTGAAGCGTTAGCCATCCCAACGGCGTTCTTTAACATTACTATCTTCATAATAACTCCTTTCGGATTGGGGAGCCCGAAGGCCCCCCGCACCTATGGTGTTATGCCATTTCCAAGAGCTTCATTGCCTCGGCTAGCACGACCTCACCACCTACACGACGACGAGCAAGGTAACGAACATTGCCTGTCGATGCTTGGGAGTATGGGTCACGCAATACTGACAAGGACACGCGGTCAACAATCATGTAGCCACGGCGGAAGTCGCCGAAGATGATTGGCTTTGTGCCTGTTGCAATGTCAGCCACATCTGGAGCCTCAACATAAGGATGGCCCAAGATTGTGTTTGGCAAACCAGCTTGGCCGCTGAAGCCTGTCTGGAAGATGTACTGACCAGCGGTATCTTTCAGCTTACGAATAGCGCCAAGGGTGGTGCGATTCATCATGAAAGATGCGTTGCGAGCATAATCTGCTTTGAGGCTATGCACGAACTCAACCATTTCGTCAGCCGTGATTGCTGTAGCAGAAGCACAGGTCACGCCAGAAGCAACGGCAGAGGCCGAGTCAGTGATACCAGTTGGCTTGTTGGTGCCGTTACCAGAGATGAAAGCTGCGCCTTCAGCCTTGGCGAACTGCTCCGCGAACTCAAGGTTCATTTCAGCTTCAAGGTCGAAGACGGAATCTTCAAGCAATGCAGATGAAATATCAACCAGAGCGTAAAGCTCATGAGTTGGGATGGTGTTCAGGCTTGTGGTGTAGCCAGTCGTCTCAGAGCGAGTACCAGCTTCAGCCGTCCAAGCAGCCGCAAAGGAAGCGGTTTTGCTTGGTACTTCGATTTCCTTGTTGCTGGTTTGGCGTACACGCGCAACCGAGCGAACAGGGCTAATCTCAGTGATGACTTTGATAAGCTCTTCCACATATTCGGCAGGGGCTAAGTTACCAGCGGTGGCAGCGGTGCCAACCACAAGCGCCTTTTGCTCTACCTCATCAAGACCTTCCTTGCCTTTGCGAAGGAAAGTTTCCCAGATGCGGATGCTGTCATCTACTTGCTTTGATTCAACGCCTGCATTTGGACGCTTCATCATTGCTTCGATGCTGTTGAGCTTCTCGGAAAGCTGCTCGGCAGATTTGCTCTGCGCGACGAGCTTCTGGTTGAAGTCCTCGAATTTATCAAGGTCTTTCTCAATAGCAGCAAGTTTGCCCTCAAGGATTGGGTCTACGCTGCCTTTTTCTTCGATTTGCTTTAGACGCTCGTCATTGACCTTTTTGAATTCCTCAAAGGCACCAGCCATTGCGTCTACAGCGGTCTTGACTTCATCAGTCATTTCTCACCTCGTAGATTTAGGGTTTAAGGATGTTTGTGAAGCGTTTCAACGCTTCGAGAACTTCAGGCGCTTCGTCTTTCACAGCATCCCGCTGTTCCAGTGCCTTGGTCAAAGCCGCTGCTCCAACCTTCGCTTCGTTCCTGGAAAGGTTCCCTGCATCCCGCAAGATTTCTTCCCATTCCCGAACACTTCTCTCCGCACCTTTCACCGCTGCAACCCGTGCGCGGGGGTTCATTGGGAAGGTAACGGCAGAAATTTCCATCAGGTCTACAGACTTGAGATAGCGACGCTTGCCCTTCTCATCGTAGTCATAGCCCTTTGCGTCCACTCTGTAGCCTATTGAGAGGCCATCCAGAGCGCCCATCTTCATCAATTCGTAAACTTCACGACCGCGCTGCGTCCCCATAGCGAGACGCCCCTTAACCTTGAGGCCACGCCTGTCTTCAATAATCTCGTCAAAGACGCCTATGGGCTCGTCTGGGCGGTGCTGGTAAAGCATCTTGACAGCCTTGGCACCTTTGCTGGCGATAGACTTTGCGAACGCACCTTCAACGACGATGTCATTTCCAAGGTCTTTGTTGCCAAAGATTGAGCCGTAGCCACTAAAGACGCCTTTTTCATCGTCCTCATGGCCAGCTTTAACGTCAAACTTTACGTCGAGCGTTCCAGCCTCAAATTCCTTGCTCTCAAAGTCGCCAATGTCTTCGTCGTACTCTTGAATTTGTGACATCGAGCTATCCCCTTTGTCTGTCTTCTCAAATGCGCTCATACAGACAGCGGCTCGCTGGTCATCGTTGGGAAACTCAGAACGTATCTTGTCGTCGCCCATACAACGGGACACAAATGCATCCCTGTCCTCGCCTAAATTTGGTTCAGGTAACGGCATATCAATACCCTTCTACCTCAAATTAGCACATAACTGCAATTAGATAAACATCCACCATTTACAACTTTCGCGCATCATGTCTCATCTTCAGACATTATATCATCATCCAGAAAATAGAGAGTAACACAACGACAATTGATATTATTACCAGGACCACCCCTGGGGTCATGAGTGTAGGCCATTGGGTATTCAACGCCGTTATAATAGACGAGAAAGTCCTCATCCATTTTCACTTCTTTACCATTCATAGCAACATGATGCTGTCGGGTGCGAGCATCGCCAACAGAAACCCAACGCTTTTTCATGGGGAAATTCATTTCTTTGTGCTGTTCGTGCTGCGCCCAACTTGCTGCACCGTGTGTCTCTGTTCTCGCTATTGTTGCGGCCCTTGCTCGGCCTATTTGACCGCTAGTCTTTTCTCTTATTAGTTTGCCAATACTAGCAACACCAAGACCCTCTGCATCGCCCTGTGCGATAGCTCTTCTGATTAGCACTCTAGTCGTGAAAAGGATTGCGGTTACCTTTTGCGCTGTAAAGAGCTCATGATAACGATTTATCAAATACAAAAACGGGCTATCTGCTTTCCTGTCTTGGCTCGCATAATTTGCGAATGTTTCAATAACAGCGGAGTAATGCGCTCTAAGGATGCTATTGAGTTCTTCTGGCATGGAAACGAACGCATTTTCTATGTTTCTGCCTGCCTCAAACTCTTCAGCCGCTTCTTTTGCTATCCTGTTAAATAGCTGCATTATGCGAAAAGTAAGCCGTCGCTCATGTGATTGCCGAAGTTTGTTGACCGTTGCGACCTCTTTGGCGACGTTGATGCGCTTCCTGCCAGCCTTGATAAAGATAGGAAACGACATGCGCTCATGGCTGTAGCCAATTCTTGTGCGCTCTATCGCCCCCCTATCGGCGGCAATTATCATCAGTCATTCTTCACATAAACGATGGCCAAAGTCGCTGAGATGTCATCGTCACCGCTAGACGTTTTGGCCCGTACTTCAATGTCTGTTTTCTCTGGGCATACGATAGGCAATCCCAAATCAACTTTGATCGTCTCGTTGGAAAGAGTGGTCTTAAACTGTGTTCTAAACACTCCACCAGGCTCACGGGTCACTATGCGTGCTATTGCGTACTTATTGACCGTTGATGTGCCCGAACCAATGTAGCCTTCTTGGATGTAGGCTGTATAACCAGCGGGAACAGTCCAAACGGTCATCAGCGTTTGGTTCTCACCAATCAGAACCTTTGCATAAGTTGTTCCACCGTTGGCAATAGTTGCGTCGCCTGTAATAGCTGCAGAACCGCTTACAAAGGCCCTGTAGACGCGAATGTAAGTCGTCGTGGTAGTAGCAACCCCAGACGCATTTAACGTCACTTCCTCGCTGGCTATAGCGTAGTTTTCATCCAATCCTTGAACGGTAATTTTCACGCCTTCGTCTGTAGCACCGCCAGCCGATGTGACAGTCATTGGACCCGCTGACGATGGATAGACGTATATTCCACCGCCATCCCAGATTGTTTCTTCTGTAGTGCTTACCTGGTTAAAACCAAACTTGAACAGGCCCTTCTCAGCCCAATTACCTCGGCGGATTTGCAGGGCATATTTTGATTCTAACGGCATATTATTTTCCCGTCCTCATAGGATGACCTTCAGGGAGTAGGTCAGTATCAAACTTCCCACCCTTAAATCTGCCCGTCCTCACTGCAAACAGGAAAGCATTAACTCGCGCTAGACCCCACTGGTCCGGCCCAGTCACATTGGGACGCACACTTTCAGGATTGGTCCTGTACGCTCCAACGCCTCTGGTGAACACGGCTTCAAGCATCCGCTGAGTAACACGCTTAGACTTAGCATCACCATGCTTGTCATTATGCTCTTTGACCTTTTCCGATAGAGCTTTAGCGATGCTTTCTGAGACATCAGCCTTGACCTCTCCATAGCTTAATGCGTCGCAGTCATCGCAGCACGGAACCATGATGTCCAGTATGTCCATCTCTTTTCCGCGAGCTTTATCAAGCTCTTCTACCTTTCTTGCTGACCACTGCCTGCCTTCTGTCCCGCCCCAAAGTTGATGGGCGATGAAACCCGCAGACGGGAATCCTGGCTCCCCACGGCGAAAACCTTCCGCACGCTCGTCAACTTCATGTCGTGCGAAAAAGGAATGCATCCGTCGAACAGTTCTAGGAGACAAACGCTCACGGTTGATAAGTTGCACGGCTCTAGCGACGCCCACCTCAGTGCCGCCTCTGTTGAACTCCTTTCGGAGACGTAAGCCTTGTTCTGCGTTTCGTGCCATTTCCCGTGTCGGGCGAGTGTCAACGTCGCTCTCCGCTTTGGCATCTTCACCGCCTTCTGCCTTATCGTTTCCCGTAGCCCGAACCCATTCTGCGTGGGTACCACATGGCATGTAATAAACGCCATCTGGCCCTTCCGCCTCATGATAGCCCTCGCAGCCTAGCTCCGCAGCGCGCTCCTCAGCTTCAGCTTCTGTCTCATAGACGTCATGCTCTTCTTTAGTCTCAGTCTCACCATAAGCCAGCTTGCCAGCATCCTCAGGTGAAATACCCTCATCCGTAGCCACATCAGGCGCACCGAGCGGGAAGAGGTTAGCCGCGATGTATACCTCATCACCGCCTGATATTGGCTCAAGACCAAGCCGCTCTCTAGCTTCATTTCTCGATATAATTCCTTCACGAACTGCCTGGGTCACGTTTTCATAGACACGACGCCTGCGCTCAGTCATGGCGGGGACAGCATCAATGTCATATTGGATGTAGAAATCATCACCATAAAGCGGTGCTAGCCACTCGTTTAGGTCGCTCTCAACTCGTTTGGCTAGCGGAATGATGGTCTCTTCATAGAGCGCCAGACGTGCTTCCTGCACGTTTGCATAGGTTTGCGCGTCAGGAACTCCAATCAATTGGGATGGCACACCAAAGCAGAGCGCTATGTCCTTTGCAGCCATGTTCTTGTTTTGCAGGAAGTCCATATCTCTTGGCGACAAGCCCATTTCTTTCCAGTCAAAGTCGCCTTCAAGCAAAACTGGACGGCCTGAGTTATTTGGGCCAGTGAACCTGTTCCGCAAGTCCTCGTTCAATTGCTGCCTTTGGCTGTCGCTCAATTGCATTGGAATGCCACGGTCATTCTGTGGCTTGAACACTATCGCACCCGTCGGCCGTGCGCCGTTATTCAGTAATGAAATGTTATGGTTAGCTATGGCATTGTGCTGGTCGATGTCTATAGCCGCTGCCATAAGTGGACTCATTCCCAAATAGTCGTCGAGCGGGTTAAAGAACTTAAAATGCTTAACCTCTGAAAGACCCGTCATGGGGTCTGATGGATAGTATTTGGCAACTTGGCCACCCAAAACGTACTCATAGCCTTCTGGAATAGATGTCTTGCTTGGCTTAATTCTTATCCTGTCAGGACGCAGAAGGTGCAATTCGCGCGGTGTGCCGCCTACATCGTTCCGAATTGCAAAGCTATTCCCGCTTAGAAGCAGATAAGAATACAGCGCTTGGAAGTATTCAACGCCAGCTTGAAGCGGGTTTGGCCTCTCTAGCAATGAGATTAGCGGGTGACGTTCTAGCTCTATCTCACCTTGAAATACCTTGAACGGTATGGCGGCAGCGCCGTTAGCTATTTCGTTTACGCATCTGAACACGATGGCGTTGTATTGGTATCCCTCTTTTGCGTAGCTCTCGTATTTGTCGCTGCGCTTGTGGGTGCCGTAGGTCGTCTGTAGGACTACCTGTGGTGCCTCTTTAGCCTCATAGCGCGGCGTCTCTGCTTTCTGTCTGAAAATCCCAGTTAAGTTGTCGATGATGCCCATCAGCTAATTCTCCAATATGCCGTCCCGCTGGAGTGGCTCAGTTCGGTCAACGCCCATACTAAGGCATCCATTCTATCTGGTGATTTCCTACTCCCACCTATGTACGTTGTCATCTGGTCTTCCATCTCAGAAAAAAAACCAGCGTGACTTACTTTCCTTTGCTCGTATAAAGCAGCAATTGGTTCCGCTCTCGTCAGTTTACCACGCGATGCAGTTACGGGGCTATATGATACGTTATTATCAACTGTTCTTATCAATCTTTCGACCAAATCGCCACCATTATTTGTCTCCGCTACTATTCTATCAGCTTGCCAGCTATAGTAACAGTCAACAGCTTTTCTTCCCCATGCATC